GAACCATCTTCAGATGAAGTAGAATACAAAGATGGTACAACTCACTCGGCTTATGATGCCAGTGTTTTAGGTAATTTTAATGAATTCAAAACTAGATTTGATGCAGCTCATTTATCACAATTACAAGCTGATTGGGATGAAGACAATACTACTGAGAGCGAAACAGCTGAACAAAAAATTAATAGAATAGGTGCAAGACCTACTTCTTATACATCTCCAGATTTTTAAGCAAATTTTATCTCAGGATAATTAGTATTTATCCATGAAGTAAGAATATATTTAACTCCTGTTAAAGGAGGATTTCCCCTATGAACATATGGAAACCCGGCTGGGAAAATAACAATTCTTCCCGTTTTAGGTTTAATTCGTACCCTCTTATGAAGTAGTTCAGTTTCTCCCCCTTCTTCAATATCATTCAAATAAATAATATATGTTAAGACTCTATTAGGATAACTTCCACCATGTTCGATATGCCACACATGGTATCCCCCTCCAGGTAAAGTTTTTTGAATTTTTATTCCTTCATAAACTAAAGAAGAATTTCCCCCATAATAGTCATGTAGATTTGTGTGCTCAATATAATGTTTTAATGCTATATCAAAATTGGCAAACAATACTTTAAATTGATCATACCATATATTTATATTTCCTTCTCCAAGAGGAGAAGTTTCATCTTCTTTAAGAATTTTAGAAATTTTATTTTCTCCTTGTTGTCTATTCATTTTATCGTGAAAAGTTAGTTTGTGGTCATAAAACTTAATTACTTTTTCACATTCCACGGGAAGAATATAGCCGTCATATATTCCAATAAAATTACTATCTACTTTGGCTACACGTTTTACATTCATCATAATAAAGCTGCTTTTTCTTTCTGAGATTCATCCAGGGTTCTATCATTACGTCTTAATTTTTCTAAAGTTTGAGCACTTGGATTCCATTCTTCTTTATTTATAATTTTTGTTCCTCTTTCAGGTCGCGTTTGAAAAGTAGCTATATATTTTCCATCATAAGGTTTAAGTTTTTCTTTCCACCATTCGGGGCTTTTAATGGTATAATGAGCATTCTTACCATTAGATAACGTTTGGGTAGCTGCATAACAAGTAATGGTTAAAAAGATATTATCACTGAAAGTGAAAATATCAGCAAGAACTTCAGAGACTTTATCTTCTTGAACATGTTCTAAAACATCAGTGCAAATTACGAAATCAAATCTTCCTTCTGGTTTTTTACTAAAAGGTTCATATGCCGGATCGTAAGGAACCACATTAATATTTAACGGAGCTCCTGGTGTTTTAGGATTATTAAATAATAGTTTATGAAACTCAGCTTTGCCGGACCCATAATCTAAAATGTGTTTATAGTTATGTCTATGAATAAGATCCCAAATTTGGTGCTTATATTCCCCTAAAGATTCTCCTATCCAATGAGAATTATTTTGAATATGATATTTTTTTGCTTCTTCTAAAGATTCATAACTCATAAATATTTATGTTCCGGTCGATGATTATTTTTAATATTCTTTAACTCAAGGTAGTGTTTATAACATGTTTCCGTAAATGCTGTCAAATAGAGGATGTCTCGAGGATGAGTAACTCTATAAGCTTCTATTCCATCATATCCCATTTCTTCAGCTACTTTAAATCTGAAATGTCCACAATGAATTTCGTCTTTCTTCGTTTGAGGATTAAACATAATAACTCCTGGAAAAAGAAGACCATCGGTTTTCATATACTCTCTTACATTTTTAAGATGCTGTGTTTCATGGGGATTATCCCAATTAATGGAATCATTATTTTGCAAATAATCAAAATTTATGGTAGTAAGCTTGTTAGGAAACCATATTATTCTGGCTTTCATTATATTCATAACTAATATATAACATAAATAATATGTTACAAAAGCTTAAATTTGTCCCTGGATTCAATAAACAAGCCACCGAAGCTGGTGCCGAAGGCCAGTGGGTAGATGGAGATTTTGTTAGATTTCGATATGGCCTCCCTGAAAAAATAGGGGGTTGGGCTCAATTGACAGCTGCCGAAAAAACATTACCTGGAGCTAACAGAGCTGCACATCCTTTTACAAGTTTAAAAGGGGAGCGTTATGTAGCCTTAGGAACTTCTCAAGGTTTATTTTTATATTATGGGGAAGATCTTTATGACATTTCTCCTTTAGATACAGCTATCACTGGCTGTACTTTTACTACAAGTTCTGCAGCCGGAACTACAATTACAATTGACAAAGCTTCTCATGGTTTAAAAGCTGGAAGATATATTACATTATCCTCTGTAACTGTTACAGCTGATTCAAATTTAACTCCAGCTATTTTAGAAAAAGCTTATGAAGTCTTAACAGTTCCAACAGTGGATAAATTTACTATTACAGCTTCTTCTCCAGAAACAGGAACCGGAATGACAGCTGCCGGTTCAGTAACAGTTAATCCTTATTACATTGTCGGCCCTACTTATGCTACAGTTGGATATGGATGGGGAACTTATTTATGGGGCGATTCAACTTGGGGCACCGAGCGATCAACAAGTGATGTGACTCTGGATCCAGGCACCTGGAGCCTTGATAATTATGGAGAAGTTTTAGTTGCCACTATTGCTGACGGTAGAACTTTTACTTGGAATGCTGGAGCTGCAAATGCGAGAACTATTCGCGCGTCTCAGTCTACTACTGATTTTGTTACCACTGCTAATCCTACAGTTTCAACTATGACTATTGTTTCAGATAGAGATAGACATTTATTTCATCTCGGAACTGAAACAACTATTGGAGATTCTACTACGCAAGATAAAATGTTTATAAGATTTTCTAATCAAGAAAATTTAAACGAATATACCCCTACTCAAATTAATACAGCTGGAACTTTTAGACTAGATGCTGGAAATGAAATTCGAACAGCTGTTTCAGGGAAAGATTATACTTTAATCTTAACAGACACAGCAGCCTATGTAGCTCAATATGTGGGACCTCCTTATACATTTAGTATTAGGCAAGTCGGAACTAACTGTGGATGTATGGGCCCTCACGCAGCTGTTTCAGCTAATGGAGCTGTTTATTGGATGGGGGATGCCGGAGGTTTTTATAGATATGATGGAACGGTTAAATCAATAAATTGTTTAGTGGAAGATTTTGTTTTTAATACGGATGGAGATAATTTAGGAATTAATTATGCTGCCAATAAAGTTATTTATGCAGGTCATAATAGTTTATATACCGAAGTTTCATGGTTTTACGCTGCCTCAGGAAATGAACAAATTAATAGATGTGTAACATATAACTATGGAGAAGATGTATGGACCACAAGTTCTTTAGATAGAACGACTTGGTCAGACGCCAATGTTTTTGATAAACCTTATGCTACAGATTATGATTCAACACTTACTCCGGTTTTTCCAGATATTCTTGGAATTACTAATACTTATGGCGCTTCTCTTTATTACGAACAGGAAACAGGAACTGATCAAGTAAATAGTACGGCTACAACTTCTATTAATGCTTACATACGATCCGGAGATTATGATATTACCACGAGAAAAAATATGATGGGTCAATCAACTGGTGTAGTAGATTTTAGAGGGGATGGAGAATATTTTATGTCAGTGAGAAGATTTATTCCTGATTTTAAATATCTTTCAGGAAATGCAAAATTAACTTTATATGTAAGTTCTTATCCAGATGATACCCCAGTAAGTTCTCCTTTAGGACCTTTTACAGTTACATCAACTACATCAAAAGTAGATACCAGAGCTCGAGGAAGACTGGTTTCTATTAATATTGCTAATGATGCTACCGGGGAAACCTGGAGATATGGCACATTGAGATTAGATGCACAAGCAGACGGGAGACGATAATGCCATTTCAATCTGAAAAACAAAGAAGATATTTATGGGCTAACGAGCCAGAGATAGCTCGTGATTGGGCTGATACTTATGGAAGTAGAGTTGAAAATAATATGGGTGGAATTACCCGAGCAAGTTTTGCTATGGGAAGTCCCTGGACGTGGTTAGCCAACATGGTTAGTGGAGGACTTAAAGATTATGTTACAGAAACTCCTAGTCAACAAGCGTGGGATTATCTTGGACAACAAGAATATAAAACTCCCGATGGTCAATCAATTATGGATTATGGACAAAGCCTTTACCAACCCGGTCAAATTCTAGAAGGATATAATCCTGTTTCAAGTTTTGGTCTAGGACCTATGGGAACTTTACAAAAAAGAAGACAATACATGTTGGATAGAATGGCTGCCGGAAAAACTTATAGTGAGAAAAATTTGGATGAAGTTACAAACGCATTAAACATTCTCCAAGGATCAGGCGATAATATGGGAATGCCACAAGGAAGTGATACACCACCCAATCAAGGCACTGCACTAAGAGGGGATTGGGAAAATTATGCTGATTATAATTATGGTGGAAGAGTAGGATTTTTTGAAGGAGCTTTAGCTGATACTGCAGAAGGACAAGCTATGTCTCCAGGAACAACTGCCGGTGGCGAGTTTAGATCAGGCCCCGAAAATATGAATCAAGGTAATGCTGGATATCAAGATCCAATTATGCTGGGTGGAACAGGTATTAAACCCGAACCGAAAAAAAATTTGGTAGGCATGGGAATAGCAGGACTTAGAGGCATTCTACCATTTTTAGGGGACAAAGGTACTTTACCTGGAGTAGCATTAAGCATTTATGATATCATTAATCAGGAACCAGACATCGACGATATGGTTTTATCAGCAGATGAAGAAAAAGATGACACTTATTCGGATGAGGAAAAACGAGCTATGAATATTAGAAATATGGAGAAGTTTATAACTAACCAAAAACTAAAAAATCAAGCTGACATCTTTAAGGAATATGAATAATGGCAAAAACAGCAGCATGGCAACGTAAAGCAGGAAAAAATCCTTCAGGGGGTTTAAATAAAAAGGGTAGAGCTAGTTATAAAAGACAGACTGGTGGAACTTTAAAAGCACCAAGTAAAAAAGTTGGTAATCCTAGAAGAGCTTCCTTCTGTGCCCGTATGACTGGAATGAAAAAGAAACTAACATCTGCTAAAACGGCCAGAGATCCAAATAGCCGAATAAATAAATCTCTAAGAGCGTGGAATTGCTAATGTCTAAACGGGGATTATATGCAAATATACACGCAAAAAGAGCTAGAATAAAAGCAGGTTCAAAAGAAAAAATGAGAAAAGTTGGAAGCAAAGGTGCACCCACAGCAAAACAATTTAAGAGGGCAGCTAAAACTGCTAAAAAATAATGGCAAAAATAACATCATACATTCCAGAACCTCAACCACAGTATCAAGTAGAGAATCAAAGACAGATTTTAGCTGCTATTGAAACTATTAAAAATGAATTGAATTTTGCCTTTCAAAATGATTTAAAGGAAGAACAAGATACATTTAACTATTTTATATCATGACTATTCAATACAAGAACCAGGGATTTAGTTTAACTACAACCAATACCGTGTCTGTTTTAACAGCTAATGCTACTTCGGTTGTTTTAATAAAACAAATTCAAGCTAGTAATGGGTCTGCAGTCGGGCCTTTATCAGTAGTTACGCAAGTTACAGATGCTACGGCAGCTGTGACATATAGAATAGGTAATCAAAGTATTGCAGCTTCTTCTACAACTGATATAATAACTAAAACATTGGTACTAGAATCTAACGATGTTTTAAAAATGACATGCTCAACAAAGGATGAAATACAAGGAATCGTTTCGTACGCCTTAATAAATAGAGAGAACCAAAATGGATAAAGATATAGAAGACTTACCCAAGATTAATTGCACTACTGTAATTAGTTGGAGAAATACAAAGACAGGAGAAAAATATAAAGAGAAGAAAGAAGGACCAGATATTGTACAAGATTGTGATGTACACATTTCGCCTAAAGGTTTAGAAATTCTTCAGAAAGTAATGCGTGATAAACCAAAATCCTAAAGGTGGAACTGAACTACAATTAGCCCACTTTAAAAAATTTGTAGACCAAAAATTAGTTGAACAAATAGACTTACATCTTTCTGTTCCTGAACGCTTACCCATTGATCCGAATAAGCCAAGTATCATTTGGTTAAAGAATTCTTATGATCAACCTAACTTGTATCCCTGGTTTAAGAAAAAAGAAAATCACACTAAGTATGATTGGTATGTTTTTAATACTCACTGGAGTTATGAAAAATATAGACAACATTTTAATCTTCCTCATGACAGATGTGTGGTTATTAAAAATGGAGTAGAAGATGTTCCAAGATCAAAATTAGATTATCAAAAAGGACAACCAATTAAAATGGTTCATCAATGTACACCATGGAGAGGACTATCCGTTTTATTAGGGGCCATGCAATTAGTGAAGAATCCTCTAATTAGTTTAGATGTTTATTCTTCAACAGAAATTTATGGAAAACATTTTCATGATGCTAATCAAGCAACGTATGAACCTTTATTTGAACAAGCAAGGAAGTTGCCCAATGTTAATTATATTGGACATAAATCCAATGAAGAAGTAAAAAATTCTTTACAGAATTATCATATGTTTCCGTACCCCAGTATATGGGAAGAAACATTTTGTATCTCTGCAATTGAATGTATGAAAGCTGGATTATATACGATAGTTACCAACTTTGGAGCTTTGTTTGAAACTTGTGCTGAGTTTCCAATGTATATTCCTTATGACAGGAATTATAAAAACTTAGCAATGAAATTTGCTGCAGGGATTGAAGCAGCTGCCCAACAGATTCATACTGATGCTATTAAGGA